GGATGTCTTTGATGGATGGGTTCGACCATCTCCAAATCGGGCAGAGCTTCCACTTCCACCCCGCCTTGGATTGAACTGCCTTACCAGAGAAGGGGTCGCCATTTGCGATTCGAGCGTATGGCCTTTGAACCTTCTGCTCATTGACGATCTCGGAGAAGCTGGTCTTGTCCGAACCGACCAACGCCACCCAGCCGTTCTTGCAACAATTCAAATATACATCTCGGGTTTGATCGCCCGAATCGATTAAGACGCATTTATCCTCAACGCCAAACTCATCTTGTTTTGCCTTTATGTCGCCCCAAGTTTCTAGCCTACCCGCCCACACGAGCCTTGGTTTGCCCTCCAAGTCCCAAGCCCTCACAACGCACCAAGCGTGGAAGCCCCCCGCCTCTTGAATATCGCAACTCATAATCAGCTTATCGCCCATCCTTACTTCGCCCATCTTGTAAGCACCGGGAACAATCTGCATCTTTTCTGATTCGTGTTCCATCCACGGCTCGGCTAGGACTCGGTTCACGAAATCTTGCAGGCCGATAATCCCGCTGTGTTTGTCTTGCAGGAACTTGACCGCCAAGCTCCCAAAGCTAACCCACGGAGCGTATAGGCCGTTGAGGTGATAGGAGCGTCTGGCTGGTTCGCCCTTGGGATTGGTTGCCCTCCACTCCCCCTCTCGGAGCATCTTGGTTTTCTGGCCGTCTTGAATCTTGCCCTTACACCCCTCGCACTCATAGTAGGTAGAAGATTTCACTAGGGCATAGTCATAAACGCCATCTTCTATCTTGGCCGCCTCATCCCACTTCACTTGCCCCCAGATTAGTTTTTGTTTTAATCCACAATGGGGACAAGGCACAAAATAGAAACGCATATCGCCCTTCTGCCATTCAGCCCAGATTATTGAGTCGGCAGTTGTCGGGGTGCTGGTTGCTATGATTAAATGATTGGGGTAGGTGCTGACTCGTGCTTCTGCTAACTGCACCGGATTGGCCTCCCTCCCCGACCCTGCTTGCTCTGGAAACTTGTCCACCTCATCCATACAGAGCAACGCAATGGAGCGACTAGAAAGAGCCGAGGCACTTGTTCCCGCCCACCACACCGAACATCTTTTGAAGTGTTGCTCTAGGATTTTGATTCGGTCTGTATTTTCTGGCCGTTCTTTGGCTAAGGCTGGGCAATCGTCCACCATCGGAAGCCAGCGGGTTTCTGTAAATGATCGGGCTAGATGTTCCGAGGGCATCACCCACAAGACTGGACAAGGCCGTTCTGCTACTCGGTAGGCTAGGCCAGCAAGAATCGTTGTCGTCTTTGAGGTCTGCGCCCCCCATACCAACACAACCCTCCGAATTGAATCATCGCCAAAAGCCTCTAGGGGTTCTCGGACATAAGGTGTGAGGTTGGTTGAATACGCACCGGGTATGTTTGTTACCCTTGCCGATAGAGTCAGATTCTTTTCTGCCCACTCTGGAATTGAAAGATGTTCCCTCGGCTTGAATAGTTCCCTGGTGAATCCGTTGATTTCCGAAAGCGTGCTCATCTCTTAACCAGATAATCTTTTGCATACGCCCACGCTGGGTTCATGTGAATCTTGTGATGACAATCAAAACAAACCGCCAAGAAAAACTCAACCTCATTTAGCCTATCCCCGAACCTCCCTCGCCTATGGTGAACTTGGCTCGCCATCTTGTTCTGGCAAACTTGGCAGACTGGTGTGTTGCCTAGAAATTTCTCTCGCACAATAGAATAGACCTCGCCTTGTTTTCTTCTTTTGGCAGACACTCGGCGTAGTTTCCCCCCTCGCTTAAGTGGGGTTTTGCGCTTGAGAGGAGAGCGTTTCATTCGTCAAAGAAGGGCAGAATCAGCCCTAGCAGGCCGAGGGTGGCGATGATGACAAGGAAGCATTCGTTCACTTTTTAATCCACTTCCCGATGCACTCAAATAAAGTGGCGAGCAGATAGGCAAAAATAACACAAGCCCAGAATGCCACATTAAGAAGCACGATTGCTAGCACTATTCCCACGCCTATTTTTAACCCTAATATCATTTGAATGCCCCCTCTGCTTTTTGTATGGTCATATAGATTTGGTCTACCCCTTCTTGAATCGCTACCTTTGCACACTCCGGGTCGGAGGGGTTGGCTCGGGCTGAAAGGGAAGAGGGCATCGCATCCATTAGGTTCCGGATTGCTCCGAACCAAGTTGTGATAAATTCTCTAGCCTCGCTTATGGAGATTGTTTGCCGGAGATAGGCTTGTTCTTGTTGGTAGTCGATCTCGGCTTGCCTAACAACTTTCTGCGCTTTCTCATAGGTTTGAATTGAGGCTCTTGTTGCAATAGGGTTTTCTTGTCTTCCCGCTTTTACCATTTCTCGAAAGGATGCAATTTCCATTCGTTCGGCTCGAAGCTTCCTGCCAAGAGTATTTAGGGCAGAAAAATCTCCATTATTTTGTGCTTCACCTTGTTCTGGTGCGCTGACCGGTTTAAGGGGTGGGCTTGTGCGCCCGATTGCTTTTTGGTTTGCAACCCTCCAACTCATCGCTTCAGCTTCAGAGGTTAGAGGCATCCCCCTCGACGCCATCTTGGAAATTTGCCCCTTCGAGTATCCCCACTTTTTTACGAGTTCGGCTTGGCTTATCATCCATAAATGGGCTGCCCACAAGTCTGGCACTTTTCCCCACCCTCTAGTTCTTCTTTTTCTTTTTCTGGTGGAGCCCGCTCCATTAGTTCGGCTATCTCGTCGGTTCCGAATCCGGTAATATCAATATCAATTTCCCCTGCATCTAATTCTTCGAGAATGTCTTTGAGTTGGGGCATATCAAATTCACCGCTTAACTTATTCAGCGCAAGGTTCGCCGTTTTCTCTTGTATCTCATCCAGCCACACCGCCCACACCTCGACCTTCTCTTTGCCAAGTGCCTCATAGCATTTAAGCCTCTGGTGTCCTCCGATGATATTTCCGCTTTTAGCATTCCAAGTGATCGGCTGAAGATTCCCCAGCTCACTTAGGCTTTTTGTTAGTCTCCCCAAAGAATCGGAAGATATTTTCCTTGGGTTATATTTTGCGGGTACAAGCTCGTTTATTTTTTTACTGATGAGTTTTGGGTAGTTCATTATATTCCCGCCCAAGGCGATTTTATGATTGGGTTAAAATCAAAGCTTCTGCGGCTTTGATAGTCTCTTTGCACGATATCTTTCCCCCATTTTCTTTGCAAAAGCTCGAACTGCTCCTTTTCCCTATCAAGATTTCTGTATGTTGCACATCCTCCCGCTTGTTCCGCTTGTTTTACATCATAGGCACAAAAATTAAATCGCAGGCATCCCCCATTAAATACTATGTGTTGTAGGGTTATATCATAATCTTCTTTTAGCGGCAGACTTTCATCATAAAGCATTTTATTGTTTAGGTGTGCTTGGAATGGCCCTCCAATAAATTTTAATGTGCTGAACGGCGTATGCTCCCTATATGCCCCCTTGTCGGTAACGCAATTAAGTCCCCACAATGAAAATCCCCACTCCGCGCAAAGTCTTGTGCTGGCCTCGCAGAACTCCATTAGCTCTTCGCTTTCATACTTTATTTTTTTTTGATTTTCCCACCGGTAAATCCCCTTGCAATCATCGTCCATAAGCACGAGGCAATCTGCATCGAACAGGTTTTTCAGAATATAGTTTTTTACCCTGCTCACATTTCCTTGCACCTCATCGGGTACTGTTAGGATGTCGTTGCCGTTTTTCTTGTATTGTTCTGCCTCGCTTTCTCGCACCACAAGCTTTACAAACGGGTAATTCTTTTGTGTGTCGCTTTTGCTCGGCCTTTTGTATGACGGGGCAAAGAATTTAACCTTCATTTATGCTTTCTTTTATTTTCTTAATTGCTTTCAATCCATCAATAACACGCCCCACCCCCTTGCTCCAAGGCTTGCCATTAGCCCTTTTTGAATAGGTAGACTCAAGCCCAAAAATACTTTCCGCTTGAATCCAGTCTATGTCCTTGGTGAATTTTAAGACTATGTAATTGCTTTCCCGGTCGAGTTCGGTTGAAAATTTAGTCTCTTGATTGCCCTCATTTCCTTTTTCAAATTCTTTTACTTCATCCAATTCCTTTTCAGTAAATCCAATTATCCCAATATCAAACCCCTCCTCTTTTAATGCCTCTAGTTCGCTTACTAGAAGGCCATCGTCCCATCCTGCATTAAGTCCTAATTTGTTGTCTGCTATCACATAGGCTCGCACTTGTCCCTCCGTCAGATGCTCTAGGCTAATTGTTGGCACTTCCTCAATCCCTAGCTTTCGGGCTGCAAGAACTCTTCCGTGTCCTGCTATTATTGTATTGTTTTTGTCTACCAAGACTGGGTTCGTCCATCCGAACTCTCGAATGCTTGCGGCGATCTGAAGCACTTGTTCATCCGAATGCGTCCTGCTGTTTCGGGCATACGGAATTAGTTTGTTTATGTCCTGTTGTTTTATTTTTTGGTTCATTTTTTTTGATCTTTCTGGTTTCCTTTAGTTTCTGGGAGGAAACTCGCACAAAATAATCGAACCTCGGAACCTGTTTGGGGGGGATTTTGTCTTTGGAAGCCTCCTAGTGTTTGCGTGCCCTCGTCCCCCTCTCATAGCTCCCCCCCCGCCTCCTTGAACGCCTCGACTATTGGTCTTGCCTCCTCAACGAACTGGGTGCGTTGGGCTGGTGTCCATTGGTTTATGCTCTTGCGTGCCAGCCATTGCCTAGCCTTGATGATGTAGCTATGCCAAGCCTGCTCGGCCTTGGGGTTGGAGGTCTCAATGGGGTCTGGTAGCAAGCCAGTCCATAGTGCTAGTTGTTTGAGCCCACCGGGGGTAGGGGCTTGGAGGCTTGGCCTTGCCTTTGCCACACGCTCATATCGCCTTGCTTGCTCACCGTTTATTTGTCCTATTTCTTGGATGGCTTCTAGGTCTAGCCCCTCCTGCCTTGCCGATAGCAGGATGTCGCCTGCGTCTGCGGCTAGTCCGATGGCCTGCCCCATCTGTTCGATGGCTGTCTCCTTGGCTTTTTCTAGTGCCTTGACTGTGCGTTGTAGCTCCATGCCTATTTGCTTTTCGCTCATTTTGGGATGTCCTTTTGGGTTATGCGTGAGCCTCGGCCAACTCCTCGGCCTCGACTTCTGCGGGTGGTTCAATCTCTCTGAATCTGTCGGCGTGAAAGCCTCGCTCTGGGTGCGGCGGGGTGGTCGAGCAGGGGTTCTCTAGCCCCTCAAGGTAGACCACAACCTCGCCCTCTTGTCCATTCAGCCCTACCCCTACCCCCATCCCCCTTACCACATACATCTTATCCTTTATGGGGAGGTGGTTGTAGAAAAGGATGATCTCTGTGGGGAAGCGATCATCCACACATATCACTTTAGAGCCTGCCCTCACCGTTTTTTTCCTCGTGGTTTTATGCCTTTTGCCCACGCTTCCGAGTTCCATTTGGGGCATTCTTCCCGCCTCTTTTTGTGAACCCTCAAAGCTCGCTCCTTGTAAATCTGCCTCACCCTTTCGCTCCTCTGGATGCGTAGCACCAGCCCAGTCCGTTGTGATAGCTCCGTCAGCCGTGCCGAGATGGCCGCTCTGGTATAGGGCTTTCCGGTGCTTGGGTTGATGTAACGCTTTGCGATGGAGGTCAGCGAGTCGGGGCTTCGGTTCGTGGCTAGGGCTAGCAGGGATTCGTCTAGGGTGTCGTCCCTCCGATGCCTCAACATTTGGCTTTCCCCCTCGTGCTTAATGGTCTGCTCCACCACCTCTGCCGTGAGCTTGGCTAGTTGGTCGAGGTCGATGCTGGGGTTCATCGCCTTAATACGAGCCAGTCGCTCTTTGACCCGATCTTGGAGCGTGTCGATATGCTCTGCCATATCGGGCGTGTAACTAGCCAAGATCGAATCCGCTGGGTCTTGGCCGAGGTGGTTCATTTACTGGATTTCCACAACTGCCGTCCGTCCAACCCTTGCCAACTCCCGCCTCGCCTGCCGTTCGCTAGCGTAGAAAAGGTCAACGACTGGCAACCTAGATTTGCCCGATGCCTTTCGGGATATGACTGCCGTGCCAGTATCGTGTGCGTGGTAGGTCTTGCCTTCGATGACTAGCTTTGTTCCATAGGGGATAAGTCTGGGGTCTACTGCACAAGATTTGCCAGAGACCAACCGTTTTCCAGTTGAGCTTTTCCACCCGAACTCATCCTCGCCCAACCAGTAGGCCGTGATTCTGGCCTTGATGGTTTTCTTGGGTGGCGGTTTGGGCAACTCAATCATTATGTTTGCCCCCTGCACCGAGCCGAGGAGGGCGATGGCTAGGATGAGGATGGCTTTTTTCATCGTTAGAAAGTGGAGTTGCTCGCACAAGTGGCGGTAGCGTCTCGATGGGGATTCGTCTCCCTTGGTTCTTTTGCCTTCTGCCGTGTCAATCGTGGCCTTGAGCTTGTCTATCTGTGCCTCGATTTTCTTGGCATCCATCTTGTTGATTTTCTTGTTCACGCTTCGACGGCCTCCCGCCAATGGCATCGCTTGTTGCGTCTCTTTAATTTGCCGTCCCCCTCAAGACATCGTAGGTGGTACTGAATTGCTCCGTGAGTTTTGCGTAAAACTTGGGCGATGGTGCAAGTGGGAATCTCGTTAGTAATCAAAGTGAACACGGCATCCCTTAACATATCGATGGTCGCTTGGTTTCGATTCTCTGCGTAAAGTTTCGCCATCTCCTTGCCGGGATAGCGGTCAGAAAGAATGCCCTTGGCCTTTGCCTCTGAGGATGTGAAGGGTTCATTCATTGAATGTGCAAGCTACTTTGAGTTTGGTTTGAGGCAAGGAATGATTTTAAGTTATTCATTTCTGCAAATAATACTCAGCAACCCGCTTTCCGCTATTGGTTTGAACGGTTCGCTTCTCAATCTGATGCCCCGCCTTTTTCAAGTCGCAAATCCGACTAGCCAACCGGAAGCACTTGAACCATTCCAGAGCTTCCAGAGCCGTGAGTGTTCTTCCAGTTTGTAAGTGGGCTAGGATTCGAGCATTCTGGTCGTGACCTTCCGTCTTTACTGGGTGCGTGGTTCGCATAAATGGCAACTCAAACTGCTCAGCCTCTAAAATCGCAATCATATTTTAGCCTTTCCATTTCTATTTTTATATGAAGACCACCCATTTTCCCTTGCATGGTATATTGCGGAATGGTCGCAATCCCACGCTTTAGCAATTACATTAAATGGTATTCCGGCCTCGCTTTGAATCTTCCAGATGGCCCATCTGCGCCGGACAATCTCGGAAGATCGATTTCCTTTCTTGCCCTTTTTGCCCACAAATAGCCTTAAATCTTTAGGCACTTCGACTTTGGGGTAAGTTGCTTGTTCTATGGGCAAAGTAGTTTTTTTGGGCATTTGCGCCTCAATTTGGGCTATCCTGTCGCATATTGGAATTAGTTTTCTTGCCAACACGGACTCAAACTCTGGCGGCAGCTTTTGATTCGGGTCTTTAAGCAGGGCGTTCTTGATTGCTTGTTGCTCATCGATAGCCTCGCCATGCCCATAATTTGTTTCTAGTTTTTTTTCAAGGTATGCAATCCTTTTTGATAAAGCAATCATCGCACCCTCTAACATATTGGAATCTAGGTAGTTCACGGACACCCCGCCTTTTCCCACGCCTCAAGCGTTTGAAAGCCCATAATTTTGTAGGTTGGTGGGGACTCACACCCCGATTTGATTGGTTTTTTCATTGGTTGGTTTCCTTTGGTTGCTTGTTGGTTACTTCTCCTTTGACAGTTCCTTGCGCACGCCCTCCAATCTTTAACCGATGCCCTGCCCCCCACCTTCCATCCATTCGACTGGTAATAATCAAAAGCAGACTCCGCATCCGTCAGCCTCCATCCGATCTCATTTGCAAAGGCAATCCATTCAGCGTGAGTGGGGCGCAAGCCCTCTCTCTCTCTTTTATTGTTATTGTTATTGTGTCCCATCTTTTGTTCATCTATGGACGATAGATGGTGCATAGATGGCTCATCTTTGGGGCATCTATGGGTTATCCTTGACGCATAACCAGCCGATCTTTTGTTCATATCTGCTAGGGTTGCCGCCGTGCCGCCGTGGTAGATTGCCCCATCTTTAATCTCATAAACCCCTGCAACCTCAAGCTCTTTAATGAGTGGGCTGGCGTCTTGACCAACCATTCTGCTTATCTGTTCCGGGGTGGGTGGATTGCCGTTGATGACCAGTCTCCCGCTGGCGTTGGCCTTATATATGAGGCACACTAGGTGAATCCATAACCCCTTGGCCTCGAGACTTACCAACGATAGCTTCTCGTTGGAGAGCCAGCGGTTCGGTTCAAAGGGAAACCAGAAAGAGTCTCGCTTCACTTTTTCTTCTCCACATCTCGCTTTTGATATTTCTTAGCTCGTTCTAGCAACTCTTTGGTGATTCGATGCGAGTAGTCGAGGTGGCTTATGATGTCCTTAAAGTTTTCTACTTCGGCGTGGTTCAATCTCTTAAACAAGTCTTTTAATCTTCTACTAACCAATCCGTGAAACTCATCGACAAGGCTTAATCTTTTAACGCTCATTTTTTAATTCTCCTCCATATATCTTTTATTAAGTCCCACAACATTCCGCTCAGAAATAGAATGGTGAGATAGAGACTCAAGCATCCGATGCCGACCACGAATAACTCCCACAAAACTTTCCCGATAAATGAAAGGAAAGTTACCATTTGGGTGCTTTCGGCCAGCTTGCCCAAAGCCGAACATCATTTTCAGAATGTCCCCAGCTTCGAGAGACAAACGAATCATCAACGAAACGACCGACAACAACCTCACCGCCGATATCCATAAGAACTCTTTCATCGTTATGTGGTTTCTCCTTTAGGGTTTTCCAAACAAGCATCGACCACTTGGTTTCTGGAACTTCAACATCAACGGCTGACATCTCCGAGCCTCCTAATCGCAAGCACCACCTCATTCAAGATTCCGGTGATGACTGCATCCTCTGTTCCATCTGCCAGTTGTTGCACGAGGTCGGCACATCGTTCTCTTTCGAGGTCGGCGGCCTTAACCCTCACATCGTTAAGGATGTCTTGGATAAGTTCAGAATGGGATTTCATCGGGTGTTCCTTTTCTTAACGACTCGGCCTCGAGGAGAATCTCTGCGATTATCTCGTTGCGGATAATGTCGTTCTTGTATGGTTTGCCGTCTGCTCCGGGCTTGAGGTCTTGCCTAGACAACCACTCTAGGTAGTCCAATCCCTTGTCTCCTAGCATAGCAATCTGTCGGAGTGTTGAGCCCTTGTGTTTTCCAAACTTTATTTCCATATCACGAGGCTCGCCACCGCTTGTCTTATTCACAACTCCATTCAGCTTCGCCGTGATGTCGGCCAAGTCTGCCTTGCTGATCTTTGCGGGTTCGGCCTTGGGTGCTTCCTCAAACTTCTCCGTGTTGATATCTTGGAATCCCCCATAAGGAACTTCCTCGGCTGGTGTGGTGGATAGGCTCTTGTCGATTAGGACTACGATATGGGCAAAGGCAGAGCGACAAGCCCGACTGATTGCTCTGGTCTGGCACATCGCCCGCTTGGCGTAGGTCGGGCGGCTTGCCCACATCGGCTCATCGTCACCCAAGAACCCCTCGGCACTTGAGATTACTTGGCCGTTGTCCATTCGCTTTACCTCACCGATGCACCTATACCCATCTTCAAGACGCTCAACATCTCGGGCAGAGGCCACGCATCCGTGAGCTACTGCGATGGATTGCCAGCCCTCGACACGCACATACTTCTTATCGCCTTTGCCTATCTGCTGGGCGGTCTCCATTACGATTGCCCTACATACGCCAGCTACATCCGTAGCTTGTCGCATATAGTTTTGCACTCCGTTGGAGTGGCCTAGGCCGTGGTCATTCTTTAATACTATCTGTTCATTCATTGGTTGTTTCTCCTATTTGTTTATTGTTTATCTTGTCCGTAATCGAATATGCCAAAACCTTCAGCATTTTCTTTTGCGGTTGTGGGTAACTTCAAACACCTAAAGTCATTACGCTGGTCGAACTCGGTATCTGGAAAAGCACCAAACACTCTTACCACCCATTCATCCGTAGTTTCATTTGGTAATTTTTTCTTGGCTGGTTCTTGATGCCAGAATGCGGGCATTTCTTCACTCATTTGATTTCTCCTTTGTTTCTTGTTCGGCCTTCGCATTGTCCCTTCGGTGGTCTAACTCTTCCCATATTCCGAAGCGTATGTAACGCTCTTTCCAGTCTGATACTGCTTGCCTTCTCATATCATCTTGCTCTTTTGAATATGCCTCTAATGGTCTGCCTTCTTCCTTCATTTAGCCTATCCTTTCGTTTATGGTTTTAATTATCGGGGAAAGCCACTTGGTGCTGATGTCGTGGGAGGGAACACGGAAAATTAGGATGCCCATAGAGGCGGCGAGATTGTATTTTTCCATGTCATTCAAAAACCCGATTGGCCTCGTGTGTCTGCCCCTACTCCACACCCCGCCCTCTAGCTCGATAGCAATGCCAGAGGTTAAGAAGTCCACATAGTAATCAAACCTAAACCTTCTGCCCACGGCAAACTTGTATTCCTTCTTCAACTCCCCACCACCAAGGCTTCTCCATAGAAGTTCAAACTTGGCAGATGGGGTGAGCTTCATTCTAGTTTCTCCCCACCCAGTTCTTTGTCGGGAGAAGAAGCTCTGGTTCTTTTGGTTCTTTGGGCTGGTTGCCCTCGGCTACAATCTTGTCCATCTTGTCCAACTCGGCGGCAACATAAAGATAGAACTGCCTTCGATCATGGTTCTGCTGGTCGATGTGCTTTCCGAATATCCTCACCCCTTGCAGAATTAAAAGCCCAAAGAAAACTACGAGGAAAATAATCACTAGCGAATCCTTTGCTTCTGCCACGAGGGCGAGCAGTAGTTGGGGTTGGTGATATAAGGATACTTGCCATCGTCCAAGGACTTCATCACGAAGCCCTCCCACACTACCTCGCCAGCCTTGTTGTTTTGAAAGTTCATCTCCTCCCATATCGAATTGATCTTGTGGTGGGCAAGCTGAACAAATCGGAGGAGCTTGTTCTGTGGCACATCAAAGGTCACGGCCTCCAAGTGTTCTATCTCTTTCATCCTCTCGGAGTACGGCTTGGGGTTGGCTGGGTCAAAGGCATCCATCACTATGATTGTTCCCTTGCCAGTCTTAGTTCGCATCCCCATAATCTCGCAATCAATATAAGGGGCTTTGATGCCAGCATTGGAAAGACGCTCAACCATTAGGTTATGGTTGGATGCAATCTTTCCGTGGCGGTTATATCCGATGCCAGTCTTTTGATGGAATAAGCCTCGCCAGCCATTAGCCTTGCCCTCAATGGCTGTATCTTTTTTGAACTCGATGTGAGATGCCGGAACTGCGGAGGCTTGCGGTCTGGCGGGGAGGGGGAAGGATGTCATTGGCTTGTTGTAGGATTTCGATTTGAACTTGTAAAGGATTAATTGAGGAGATGTTCAACTATATAGAGGGTTGAGCCAGCACCTACGATTAGTCCGATGATGTATGCGATTAGGATTTTGTTCATTTGGTTTTTCTTTGGACATCATTGCCCTGCAACACGTCGGCAAACATCCATGTCCCGCCCATTTTAGATATGTCTTTGCTGAATCCAATCGCCCCCCTCTTTGTGGCGAATCCAAAGACTTCATTCTTCTTGCGTGGATTCTTTGCGCCCACCGCTACGAGCCATCTTGGGTTTTTGTTTGTTTGTTTTTTATGTTTCATTTAGTTATTTGTCCTTTCTTTATATGATCTCTAGGTGTTTGCTCATCCACTCCCCAGAGATTCCCTTTTCTGCTAGTTTATCCTTAATCGCCTTTTTGTAACCTTTCGGTAGGTTGCTTTTGAGAGATGTCTTTTTCTCTATGACCTCAAAAGACCAAGGCTCGTCGGTGCGGATTGTTTTGCCGTATTTCACCCGAAAGTGTCGGCCATCTTTATCCGTCCAAGTTTCACCGTAGTAATACTTCCCAACATTCTCGCCAAGGCCGGCGAGGTAGGTTGCTTTGATTCTCTGTTTCATTTGGTTTGATCTTTCTTTTGTTGCTTGTTTATAGGGGTTCTGGTGCGCCCCACTTTTTGCCACAGGTCATAAGGTGAATGATGTGCGACCTCAGGTGATTGCAGTAATTCTTTGCCTTGCTCTGCTCCCATTCCGGATGCTCGCAAGATTGATACTCGTAGCAGGCAATGGAATTGAGCATCTGTAATGGGTCATAATTATATCTTCTCCCCATAGACGCAAAGGCGGGGGACTCCTCGCTGTCTTTATACCGATAGTTTACGCTCCTCTGGTTTTCATCATATAACATCTGTCCGAGGGCATCAATGTCTTCTCCTTCCTCTATCCACTTAGAGGCATAGGCTCTTAAGTTATTTCTTCCGATATCAATCCCCCTTGCTAGGTATTCGATGTGGTTTTGATCTACTAGGTATGCGCTCATCTGTTTTGGTTCTTCCTTTATTTGGATTATTTCTTGACCGCCAAGATTCCCCTTCCGCAACAGTTTGAAACCTCAATGCCAACGAAGGATTCATCTTCAAAATGCCGGAAGCGGTCTCTGGAGCCTCCGACTATGTAGACGCCTTGAAGTCCTAATGCTTTCTCTGCGCTAACACTTCCGAAGAAGTCCTCGACCTGCTCAATAGAATCGGTCATTCCGTCAAATCTTGAGCGAGTCTTGCAGAAAAGTGAATCCGCATTCTTGCGAATAAAGCTCTTTAGTGTTGCAAGGGTTATTTTCTTCTGGGTTTCCGTCGGTGTTGCTGTGGTTGTTTGCATACCCACACCCTATCACACTCCCCCAAGTTGTAAAGGGTTTATTTATCTTATTTTGACGATTGTTCGTAAGTCCCTATAACCACGCTACTTACGAGGGGACTTTGTGGGGAGAATCTTGTAGATTTTTAAGTTGCGAACTACACGATGGTCTTTTCTGGGTATAATAAAGGGATGTCTCTTCATGTCCACTTTCTTTTCGAGGAGCATTTGGCTGAGCATCCTTGAGGTCGTGTTCATTGATTTCCCCCACAACTTACTTACTTCCTCCCTCGTGTGATATCCCGCTGGCGGGGGTGGTGCAAACTTGTCTTTGATGTGTTCTTGTAAAAGTTTCTGCCAAGGATTTTGT